TGAGGGCCTCCTGCCCTTTGGTGTGTATGGCCCTGTTGTGCCCAAGAACATGTGGGTCGCTCATAACTCAACTGTTGCGAACATGAAGGACGACGACGGTTCGACCGATCTCGTTCCGTGGGTTGTCGGTGGTCAAGGCCTTGCCGGTCATCTTCCCACTGGTTCGCTCGTGGATGCAACGACCGCCCACTCTCCAGCGGTTCTCATTCGCGAGAATGGTGATGCTAAGATCAATCACACGCTCGATGTGCGCCTGGATTGGCCATCTACAAGGACTCGTGTTTCTTCGTCTGAAGGTGATTTAGTGCTGCAGACTCAAGCGTACTTTGGATATCAGTCGAACCTTGAGGGCTCACGCCAGTTTGACCACACAAATCTTGATCTTCTTCGCGCTGGCCCTGCAGGCCTTAATCAGCACGACTTAACGTCAAACGAGACTGACTATTCTTGGGTCTTTACTCTTGATGATGTTCGCATGAGTGATTCTGACCAGGCGACGACAACTTCGCCGATCGGAGTCTGGACTTCGGGCTCTAGAGCAGATGGTCGTTCACTTACTGCAAGGTCTGGTTCGAGTGGTGTTTTGGATAAAGGCTTCAACCGATTCACTTCTCCAATGTGGGGTGGTCGTGATGGGCTGGACATCCACGAGTCAGACCCCTTCCGAAACAACTATCTTGCTGATGGTGGTGTAACGACGAACTACGCATACTTCTCAATAAAGAAAGCTATTGATGTGCTTTCGGATGCCGAGTATGTTGAATTTGATACGGCGTGCATGCCTGGAATCACGAACACTAACTTGACAACTGCTCTTGTTAATGCATGTGAAGACCGCGGCGACGCTCTTGCTGTTATCGACATCCCAGGTGGATACGTACCTAAGCATGAAACTAATACAGTTGAAACCGCCCGAGTGGGTAGTGTTGATACAACCGTGTCGGAACTTAAAGCCATGGGCTTGAATTCAAGCTACGGTTGTGCATTCTATCCTTGGGTTCAGATTCGAGACACAGTTAACAACTCTATTCTGCATGTGCCGCCTTCTGTGGTGGCTCTGGGTACGTTCTCTAGCTCGCAGAGAAAATCTGATGTTTGGTTCGCGCCGGCTGGCTTTACCCGGGGCGGCTTGAGCGAGGGCTCGGCAGGCATTCCAGTAATAGGCGTCCGTCAACGCGTTACCTCGCGTGAGCGTGACAAGCTTTATGATGCGAATATCAACCCCATTGCTAGCTTCCCAGCAGAAGGAATTGTAATCTTTGGCCAAAAGACGCTTCAAGTTACTCCTTCTGCGCTGGACAGAATTAACGTTAGAAGGTTGCTCATCTTCCTCAAGAAGAGGATTTCTAATATTGCTTCGCGAATTCTATTTGATCAGAACGTGCAGACCACATGGGATCGCTTCTTAGGAAAGGTCAATCCTCTTCTTGATAGCGTGAAAGCTGGCTTTGGTCTTACGGATTACAAGGTGATTCTTGATAATACGACAACTACTGATGACTTAATAGATAGAAACATCATGTATGCAAAGATTTACTTGAAGCCCGCCCGGGCCATCGAGTTTATCGCACTTGACTTTATAATTACGAGGTCAGGAGCTTCTTTTGACGACTAAAAAATATTTTAACGCTATTTAAAGAGTGAGGAGACAACAATAATGGCTAAAACATTCTTCAACAGGACTTCTAACGACGCTAGTCCGTTTGAACCTAAGAGACAATTTCGATGGATTTTAAATTTTGCTGAAGTGCCTGATGTTACGTTTATGGCCAAGGTAGCGAAAAAGCCATCTTTCACTCAAGACGCAGAAGAGCATAATTATTTAAATCACACTTTTAAATTCCCTACCAAGGTAAAGTGGGAGCCAATTGACGTGACGGTCATCGATTCTTTTCAAGCTGACATGGGTAGCGATTTTTGGAATGTCATGAAGGCAATGGGTTACCAGCTGCCGGAAAGTACGGTAAGTGCCGCACAGGGTATTACCAAGAGATCTGCCGTTGCAGCGATCGGAGGTATAACGATTAAGCAGCTAGACGGTGGTGAGGTGGACACTGATGGAAATCCAATGGGCGCCAATGTTAAAGAGACTTGGACGTTAATTAACCCTTTCATTACTAGTATAAAGTGGGGCGACGCTCTCGATTATGGTAACAACGGCCTCGTCGAGGTGGGTATTAGTATTGCTTATGACTATGCTGATTACGTAAAACACACAGGATTTAATCCATATATATAAAAAAATATTTTACTTTATCTACATAAAGTGTATAATAGATATGAGATGATAATCGAGAGGTTTAAATGAGAAATAACGAAGACAGGCTCGGGGCAGCCCCCGCGCCTGACGGCGCCGTGCCAGCCGTGTTCAATCAGGCACCTCAGTCTTCCGGTGGGCTGTCATTCACCGTTCCTACTGAGTTTGTCGAGCTTCCTTCGCGAGGTAAGTTTTACCCAGAGGGGCACCCCTTGCACAACTCAACGGATCTAGAAATCAAATTTATGACCGCGAAAGAAGAGGACATATTGTCTTCTGCTGCATTAATTCGCCGCGGTGTTGCCCTTGACAGATTGATAGATAGCCTTTTGATAGACAAGAGAATAAAGGGACTGTCCCTCTTGACAGGGGACAGAAATGCGATTTTGATCGCCGCCAGGCGTAGTGCTTTTGGTAGTGCTTACGAGACTACAGTGGTTTGTCCACAGTGTGAAGCTGTTGAAGATCACGTTTTCGACCTTGAGGGTTTCTCCATGGTCAACAATTGCACCGACGAGGTCTTCTTACAAGAAAACAATATTGAATATGATCCTGAGACTGGTCAATTCCTTGTTCTCTTGCCAAAGTGTGGAGTTCGCGTTGGTGTAGCTCTGATGACTGGCCAAGATGAGACAGATCTATACCTGAAGACTAACAAAAAGGGCAAAAATGACTCAACTGTGACTGATCAGCTTAACGTCATCATCAGATCTGTTAACGGAGACCCTGATCGCTTCACTATTAAGCGTTTTGTCAATACCTTGCCTATTTCTGACTCAAAATACCTAAGAAAAATATATTCAGACCTTGTTCCGACAGTCGACCTTACTCAAACCTTTGCTTGTTCTAGCTGTGGCCATTTAGAAGACATGGAGGTGCCGTTTAATACGGATTTTTTTTGGCCTGAGTGAGGAATACATAGAAAATGTATATGAAGAGTTCTTTGTGCTTAAATATCACGGAGGTTGGAGCTTTATTGAGGCGTACAATTTGCCTATTGGTCTCCGTCGGTGGTATATCAGGCGCCTGACTCGACAATTCCAAGATGAGAAGGAAGCGGCAGAAAAGGCATACGAGGACGCTTAAACGCTTTTTAGTTTATTTTTGTTTAGACTAGTTATACTAGCGGGAGGGTGTTGTTTCCATGGCTTTAGACCCAGATAAAGTACAAGAAGCTTTAGCGAATCTAGAAAATCTTAAAACGGGCATGATTGATGTTAATAATGTAACCCGTGAACAGATTGCTGGATTTCAAGAGCTTCTGCGTTTGATGACCCAGCAGGGAGACCAGTTACAAAGATTTGCTGAAGCAAGGCTGCAGCAAGCAAACACACTTGCCAGAGATTCAGCAGCAGATAACAGTGCTAAAATAGCTGCTTTGAAGACGCAAGCCGACGCCGCACTAAAAGTCGAAAATATGCTTTCTGGCATAAAAAAATTAAATCAAGAAAATATTGTTTTATTAAGAAAGATAATAACTTCTTTTAACCTTATATCTAAAGCAGTCAAACAAACGACCTCTGAAAGTGGGCTTTCCGCAGATCGGCTTGCGAAACAGTGGGAGAGATCCGCACACCGCGCACAAAAGGCGTGGAAGAACGTTGGCCCTTCACAAAAGGCGGCTCCAACGCGCCCTGAAAAAATGGGCTCCGGCCGCGCTGGTGCCCTCCAGAACCCTACAACAATGGCAACTGGACCAGCCGGTGCGGGCCGTCAATTATGGAACACTCTCCGTGGTTTTAGGGATATTTTCCGCGGCACGAACCCTGCAGGGCCGGCGGGTCCCATCGCGGCCATGAAATTCTTAATGGGTCAGTTTGTTGGAACCGGCGCCGGATTTGTCTTGGATCAGACAGAAAGCTTTTTTGAGCAGACAATGCAAACATTCAAAAAGGCCATTCCTGAAATGGACGAGCAATATCGAGCGTTTGTTAAATCGACAGGACTGCAGTCGCAATCTTTTCGTGATATTTATATTGCAACCATGGCTCCTTTGGACGCTGACATTGTTGGCACAACTGGTAAGGTCACTGATGCTTACAAGAAATTTGGAGGCGTGATAGAAGATACGGGCATTGTTGCAACCGAATCGAGAAAATCCCTCGCGGCGCTAACGTCCGGAGTGATGCTCTTCCGCCGCGCCAATATTGAAGCAGATACGGAGCTTCGCGCCGGCGCAGTTGTAGCCTCCCAGAGAATGGCAATATTGGCTAAGTTTGGTGTTGGTGTTAAGGAGTCGGCAGGCGTACTAGATTTCTTTGATAGGGCTCTAAAGCGTGATCGGGACCAACTGGTGCAGACTCTCGATCAGATCGTTGCTGTTGGCGATTCTTTGGATATAAATCTAAATCAGAATTTTGATGATTTTATCAAAATGGCACCAAAAATTGCGATGTTCGGCGAAAAGGACATTATTAAAACTTTTGCTGGAATGCAAGCGGTCGCTAAGGCCACCGGGGTTGAAGTAAGCAAGCTTACGGACATGGCCATGGGTATGGACACTTTTGATGGTGCTGCCGAAGCTGCTGGTCGCTTGAATGCAGTTCTTGGAAAAAATGCAATTTCTGTTATGGAGTTGGTGCACGCGACACCGGATAAAAAGTTGTTCATGCTGCAGCAGGCTATTGGCTCTGTTGAGGGTGGGTTTGGCTCTCTTGACCGACGCACAAAACAAGTGTTTGCTAGTATATTGAAGGTAGACGTACCTACAGCACTCAGATTATTCAATAAAGATATGGATATGGCGTCTGCAGACCTCATGGACAAAGCAAAGAAAGTGGCCGACGCGCCCACAGACAAGACGTTGCTAGAAAACAAACTTAATGAATCGAAAACGTTGATGGATAGAGTCAATGCTGCGGTGTATAAGAATGCTGAAGATATTGATAAGTTATCTAAATTTCTTGTCGAATCAGTCGCTCCAAAAATTGCTAACATCGGTGTCTTGCTGCCGTCAATGCTTTTAGGCACTCTGGGCGCCTCCAGCGCTGCTGGTCGAGCAGTCGGCGCCACTGAGTCCGCTGCAGGCAAGCTGGGCAAGCCTGCAGGTCCGCGCTCGGGTTCGCCAAGACCGGCCGTCACGCGTCCGGGAGATCTTACGGACCCTGCCGAGCGTGAAAAGCTTCTAAAGCGCCTCGAAGAGGGTTTTGACGAAGTGCAGAGAAGAGGTACTTATGAGCAGCCATCGACGCCAGGCACCGGGGGAACACCAAGCGGTCCCGCCGGTCCACAAGGCGTCGGAGCAGCAGGCGCGCTCGGCGGCTATGACAAGATGATGCTGGAACGTAAAGCAAAATGGTGGCAAAAATTCTACAAATCGAAAGGCGCATCTATTGACCTTGTAACTGCTAAAAATAGGATTCAGAACAAGACAATTGCTGACGGCATAAGATTATCTGCGCAACAACAAAAAAAGCTTGAAGCTTCAAGCAAACTTACAAAGAAAGATTTTATCTCTCTAGTAGAGAAAGGCAAAGCAGCTAATTATCGCGAGGCTGCGCTAGAATTTGAAAAATATCAAAAAATGGTAAAACAACAGCTAGCTGCCGAGAAAAAAGCGAAGGCGAAGGCAAAAGCTGAAAAAGCAAAGCAAGAGCGAGATCGGAAGAAGGGAGAGAATCTTCGGGCTGCATTTAAGAAGGTTGGGGCTGCTGCAGGTAAGCCAGCAGGAAG